AATATGGTAATTTATATCTTCAAAATATTTTCCAGCCAACCATTCGTCAACTATATTATGAGAGTTGTCATCCATACATCTCTTCCAAATATCAATATTTTCAAGCCATTGCGTCATATGCCCATATTCATGTACAAGTAAACTCATTGCGTCTTTATGCTTCATTGCAGCAGCTAACTCTTTATTCTCTCCATCAAAATATCCTCCGCACTTTATGTCACCTGATAAGTCAAGATACTTTGACTCTTGCAAATCACACTTTACTCCATGTAACTCGCATTGTTCTTTTACGTATTTTATGAAGCGAGTATTGTTTTTCATAGCTTAAATTTTTGAAGTTTGAACCTTAAATTTAATCATTTTTTATAGATTAGCAAAACCCAACGTCTAATTTTTTAGGTAATTATCCTTTACTTTGTGTAAAATTCCCCAAAATTAAAATTTATCCTTTACTATCGTGGTTTTTTAATTAAAAATGTTTTGATTTTACAGTAAAAACGTTTAAATTTACCAAAACAAAAACCCTTAATCATGTTAGATTTAACAATAAAAACAAAAGACAAAAACATCAAAGAAAAGATTGAAGAAGCTTATAATCAAGCAATTAAAGACATCGAAGACATTCCTAGTTTCATAAAAGCTTTACGCAAAAAAATAACTGATTTCGATGTAAGTACTTCAGGAGTAAATATTTATATTTTAGAAAAAGTAAGTAAAGCTAAATTAGCGAGTATTTTAATATAGTAAAATGGATTCTGAAATTAAGAAAATTAGAACACATAAAAAATGGACTCAGGAAGAGGACGATATTATAATTGAAAATTACATAAGCAAGGGCGTAAAATACTGTAAGGAACAATTACCACATAGACTCACTTCTTTAATAACAGTAAGAGCTAGGAATATAGGAATATTAAATACTCCTATAAAAAAAACGTATAAATGGACTAAAGATGAGTTAGACTTTTTATTAAAAAACTACTCAAAAATAGGTGCTGATAAATGCACAGAGTATATCAAAAGAAGTACCTATGTTATAGGTCAAAAAGCGAGTAAACTAGGCATAAAACTTAACAAAGATATTCTTTCTGAAATAAGTGTAAATAACAATAAAAAAAGGCAAGAAAAAAGACCTAATTCAGATTTCAAGGTTAACGTTGAGAAATTTGAAAATATTAATACAAAAGAAGTGGCTTATTTTTTAGGCTATTTTTGGGCTGATGGTCACGTTCCTCATAAAAAAAAGAGAAATGGAATACCATCTATATCAATGTCTATATCTACTGAAGATTGTAATTGTATAACAGATACTATTAATTTGATAGGTGATTGGAATTACTACAGTCTTAAGCAAAGGAAAAACGGTAAGCCTATGACTAGAATAACCACATGTAATACAAGAATTTCTAACTTTTTAATAGAACATGATTTTCATTTAAAATCAAAAAGTAATCCATGTAAAATATTATCTAAAATACCTAATGACCTTAAAAAATATTTTTTCAGAGGACTTTCTGATGGAGATGGATGTATTTATCACCGTAATACTAAGAATTCAAAAAGAATAACTTTTAGCATATCTTCATCTTATAGTTGTGATTGGAATTTTATTGAAGAAATTTGCGAAAAGTTAAATATTAAATATACGATAAGTAGAAGGGTAAGGAAAAACGGAAGTGGTTCTGAGATAATAATGAACAATAAAAATGCTAAGATATTTTGTGATTATATTTATGATGGCTATCAAATAGATAATATAGGTTTAACTAGAAAATTAGAAAAATATAAACTAATAACAAATCATATACTGGAAACTGAAAAAATAAATTCAGAATCATTAAATAAAAGATTACTAGCAGTTAGTCTATATAAAGATGGAAAAAATATAAAAGAAATATCTGAAATATTGCAAAAATCAACAGAAATGATTAGATATTATTTAAAAAAAAGTAATGTAAAAATAATTGTAGAATCCAAACAAAATAAAGTAATAGAATTACTAGAAAATGGTTTTTCAAAAAAAGATATACATGAAATAATTGATGTAAGCCCAAGAACAATAAGAAACGCATGTAATAAAATTAAAAAAAGCCTTAATTTTTAGTTAAGGCTTTTTTTTAATTTTAATATTTGAATGTTGTGAAATCCCTATTCTTACCTATGTAAAGAATCTGCTGAGCTTTTTTGTCTTTATGAATAATAACATCACAAAATGCCCAACTACTTGCTCCAATATTATATCCGCATCTTAGTAAAGAAGATGTTCCTGCATAAACTACGCCATCTAATCTTCTTGGAGTATGACTATCAGCAACAATCATTTTAGTACTCATTTTTCTAAATCCATGTATATTTCCTCTTGAGCCATTGGCTGAAATGTCGCCATGCAAATTCATCGTCCAATCATGTATTTTAAAACTTTCATCTCTGCCTAAAGTTTTAACCTTACTTCCAAATTTTTGTTCTATTAAGTATGAAATTAATCCCTTCTTTGCTAATCCACTTAAAGATATTTTAGTAAGCTCCATATACTCCATTGCATTTGAAATATCTCTTTTCCAATCCTTACCTTTTACATATCTATCTAACCAATCATTGTGATTTGATGATACAATAACTAAATTATATTTAATCATTTTTTGAATCCATTTATACATATCATCTAACTCCCTTTTTATTAAATTCTTACCAGACTTTTGAAGTTCATATGATAATATTGGGTCTTTCTCGTTATGATGGTTTACACTAGTTCCATTAAATATATCATGAACAAATGTTTTATCTGGATTTATTATATTCATTAATTCAATCTGCTTAACCTCCAAAGGCTCATCAAGCTGGTCTATATGCTTGTCGCCTAAAACAAAGGCGTTTACTTGTTTTATTTTGGTTATCTTACCTTCTTTTACATTATAAAATAAATCTGAAAAACTACCATCTTTACATGCTGTGACTTGTCTTGGAATAACGGTATCTTTGTCTTTCACTTCCACTATAACAAAACCAAATGTGTGATGAAATTCGCCTTTTTTACCAGCCTTACTATCTGAGTAATTAGGCATAGTTACAGAGCCTGTTGTCATTAAGAATTTAGTGACACTTCCATCTAATGCAGGTAATGTATCCATTTGAACTTTTGGATGACCAAAAATCGCAGATGAAGAGCCACTTATGGACTCAAAACCCGTCAAAGGAATAGTTGCTGTAGGCTGAATCTTAATGTCGCTCATAATCATTAAATTCTTGTGAATTTGATGTCTATTTGCATCAGCGTATGGAAGTACTTCTTGACACCAATACTCTCCTTCAGAATCTTCTTTTTTGAATGGATTAGGATTTTTATATCGAGTCAAAATAACATGTATATCCGCATTATGAAATTTAGCGTAAGACATTATATTCTTCCATAACTCTTTATGTATTGGAGTATTATTCTGGGCTGAGCAAACTATTTTAATTTTCTTAGAATTATCTGCTTTTCTTTTCTTAGCCTTTGTATACTCTTCTGGCTCAACTCCCTCACCACTTAGGTTTAATTTAGCTAACCATTTACGAACTGTTCTTTCATTTGAAAGTCCACAATATTCTTGCAATATATTGATTCTTTCATTCCAAGATTTAGATTTATTAAAGTAAGTTTTTTTTATGAAAGCGATGTCTTTTTCTGTTAATTGACTGAAAAGTTTTCCTTTTTCACTTCTAGGGTATTGTCCTGTAGCCATGTATGCGATTTTAGATTAATATTCGATTAATTATTTTTTAGTACTAAGATATAAGTTTCGTAACCAACGAATGCTGATGAAACTACTATAACTATCCACTTGTAAACTTTTTGACGAGTAATCGCTTTGCCTTGTTCTGTAATTACTTTATTTAAACCATCTATTTTATGGTCTTTTAAAGAAGATTGTTCTTCTGTTTTTTTATTAGTATTAAATAAATCCATTTTAGATAAAGAATCCCTTTCAATTATTTTCTTTTGTTTTTCAGTTTCTTTTTTTTCATTCTCATAAAGCTTTTGATACAAAGATTTTTCTTCAGTTAATTTTTTAACTTGAATGCTTTGAGAAAGAAGAAATCTACCTTGATTTATATTAAAACAAATACTAGTATCTTTATTATCTAATGTTATTCTCTGAGAAAAGATTTGAGAACTCACTAACAAGAACGTTAGCATTAGCATTTTTAGCTTTGTTAAATTCGCTGTCATATTTGTTTTTATTTTTATTAATAACATTTATAAGAGAATCTTCTCTTAACCCATATACTGAAATTATTTTTTTATCAATAGCATTTATAGAATCACGATGAATAACATTTCCTATAAGGACTTTTTTTTCTTTTTCTAAGGTATCAATCCGTGCATTTAAAACCGTATCATCAATTGGATTAGAATTTGGTTTAAATACAAAATAAGCTAATACTATAGTGACAATAATCCAAATTACTAGCCCAATGTTTTTATATAATTTAATTTCATCCATTATACCTGACTTGAAATTGAAGTATTTTCAGTAGTTACTGTAGTTGTATTTGTAGATGAAGTATTTAAGTTTTCATCTTTTTTAATCTTAGTGTCATTAAAGATTTGCTTAGTTTGATAACCAGCGTAAACCATTTGAGCAGAGTAAATAGCTACAGCTCCAATGTAATCTAATTTACCAACTATTATTAAATGCCTAACACATAAATCCAAAAGAACATTTGCATTTACAAATATAAGCATTCTCTCTATTCTCTTTGATGAGAAAAAAGATTCTTGAGCTGTAAAAGTTAAAAGTATCTGCCAAAAAAACCATCTAACATATTCTAAGAACTGTGAAAATTTAGTATCCTTTATTGAAGGTAAAAGATAAACTGGTATTTGAGTAGATGATGACATTGTTTTTACTTTTAATTAAACGCCTAATTCTATTTCTTTCAAAACTTTTATTAATTTTGAATACGGAAAATTATCACTCTTATCAGACCTTACTGAACAATGAGTATATATTCCATTAACTCCATCTAAAGCTCTGAGATTAATATCAAACATGTCCGCATTAAACTTTTTTGAAATATTATATTTATCACATAAATAAATTAATAACTCTTTTAGCGAAGATAATTGAGCATCGCTATAATAGTGGTAGTAAATTGAGCCTCTGAACGGTTTATCAAGAATTATAACTTCTTCTTTTGGAACAATAGTATTTACATAAGTTCTAAAATTACCTTCGTTATCCTTAGTCAAAATACCCCAAGAGGCGATTTCTATCGCAATTGAACCTTTAGCTATTTTTTGCTCATAGGTGAAATTATGATATTTAGCAGGAACTTTATTTGTACTTTTAGAAAACGCTAAATGATACGCCCAATATTTAGAACCAAATGCTTGAAAAATTTCACCATCTTTATGAGTATCTTTTGAAGTAGGTTTACCCGCAATAATAAAAGCAGTTGCTACTTTTTCAGGATTTTTTTGCCATCCATAAATTACATTTTTAGGACTAGAGCCGCCCGAAGTATGGTGAATGAAAATCTGGGTCTTAATAGCAGAGCAATCCTCCTTAACGTATTGGTCAGGAGTTAATTCATTTTGATTAATTCGTTTAATGTCTAATGCCATTGCTCTGCTTTTTAATTAATTTTAAGATAATCGAACGTTATTCGCTTCTGTTCCCTTTTTTCCTTCTTTTAAATCGAAAGTTACTTCATCTCCCTTTTTAATTTCTTCTGATAATCCAGTTGCATGTACGAAAATTTCTTTTCCTGATTCATCTACGATAAAGCCGTAACCCTTGTCTTGTTGGTAAAATTTAACGATTCCTTGTTGCATAATTTTAATTGATTTGATTGTTATTTTTTTAGTTTATGTTTATTTTTTACTTGCAAAATTTTTCAAAAGCATCTTGTAAGTAAACTGGTAATTTTTCTTCTTTATCCAATTTTTCAAGAGCTAACTTAATTTCATTTTTTTCTAGCTCAGTAAATGAAAATTCAAAATGACTAGGAGTTTTCTTATTCCATGTTAACCATCCACCTTTCTCTCCACCTTGAACTTCTTTAATTTCGTATTTTTTTAACTCTTCCTGAGTTATCTGTAACTTTTCAATAATATCTTTTCTGATTATTAAATACGAATAACTACCCTCTGTTTTTAAAATAGAAGGTAAATGAATTCTATCAGATAAAGTTAATGATGTTTTTTTTTCCGCTAATTGTTTTGCCATTGTTTTATTTTTTTTAGATTTTATATTTATCAGCTACAAATAAATTTACTTGTTCTTCAGTAATAGCTTGAACATTTGCCATATCGGAAACTAAACATTCTAAATTAAAGATGGTTTCAGTAGTAAATAAATTCGCAAAAGGATTTCCTTCTACACAAATATCTGCATTAGCCTGATACGTGAATTTTTTACCATCATCACTAAAATTAAACTATTATTTCAATATTGTTACATTTTTTGCTATAATTTTCATTTTTTTATAATTTAAGGTTTTGCAAATTTAATTTAATTATTTCTTATTTCAAAATTTATTTTCAAATTGTTTGTAAGTAATCGCTTTTGTTAATAACTAGGCAACTGTATTTACTTTTGTTATAACATTCCAAGTAATATTATCATTCAATACACCTGTAACACTTACTAAAACATTTGTTCCGCTAATTGTATATGTTGCAGAAACTCCAGCTATAGCATTTGTAGTTCCAGTGTAAGTGTTTTGAACTGTATCTAAAGTTAAAGTTCCTCCTACATTTTTTACACTACTGTTTAATTTAATAGTCGTTCCATCTCCTGTAACTCCAACACCTGCACCGCCTGTTTTTCTATAAACAATAGTGGATTCTAAAGATATAACTTTATCAGCAGGAACAGCTATTGTTTGAGATGTTACATTTGCTGTAGCGTCTGTAGTTACAACTGTATTTCCCGTTGTATCCTCTGTTACATTTGTAACAGGTTCTAACCTCTGGTTTATACTATTAGTAGCATCTACACCAAAAACATGAAGTCTAGCAGACATAGCGTTTTTAGAAATACCTATATCTCCATTATGGCTTATAAACAATCGGTCAGTATCATTTGTTCTTAGTGACAAAGCCTTGTTAGCATCTCCGATAACTCCGATTGCCATATATGTAGTGTCATTCGATTCTATAAAATACATTTCACTTTTTACCACTCCGCCATTTATTCTACTAAAAGTAGATTGAAATATAGAGCCGCCTCCTGTGCATAAAGAAATATAGTTTCCATTTGAACTGCTAGGATTAGAAAAAGCTTGCCATTTTACATCATATCCAAAATTAGTAGCGTAAGTAGAGCTTGTGTTAAATGTAGATACGCCATCATTTCTAACATAAAGTAGTGGAGAAGAAGCAAAGTTATCAATCTTTAAAGCATAAGTTCCAGCATTGGCAGCTCCTTTAACATGAAGTTTAGCCGTAGCTCCTGTAACTGTAGTAAAATTACCAATACCAAAATTTAAGCCAGTATTAATAAAATCACTTTGAGCAAATTCATTTAATGATAAACATACTTTTATATCACCATTAGTATTTCTTATATCTAAAAAACCAGTTTGCAATCCACCACTAATGTTTTTTCCTACAATGGCTAATGGACTTCCTGTATTATTTGTTAACCAAATACCATCATATGTAGTATCAGTAGCAATAGATAATTTAGACGGTATTATTGTTGACAAACCTATACCTACATTACCATCATTTCTAACGTAAAACAAAGGATTAAGTCCAAGATTATCAACTTTTAAAGCATATAGGTCAGAGCCTTGATTATTCCCAATAATATGTACTTTTGCCGTGGGTATAATTGTATTGGTATCATTTGAAAATAAGTTATTTCTACTCGCATGATACCAATCTAATCCTAATGTAACAACATTTACAACATCAGTCGTTGCATCATTTATAGCCTGTAATGTTAATGCAGCACCAATTGAAGGATATGGAGAGTTTAAAAATAAAAACCTTTGATTAGTAGCAACTTTTATTTCTAATTTTACATCAGCCAGCGTTGGGGCAATACCGATACCAATATTTCCTGCATTATTAACATAAAGTAGTGGAGAAGAAGCAAAGTTATCGACTTTTAAAGCAAAATTTGAAGCGGTAGCATCACCTTTTATATGAACTCTTGATGTAGGTGCAATTGTTCCAAAACCAAAATCACCTGTATTTAAAAATACACCAATAGCAGAGCCATTAGTATAAATAGGTATACTGTAATTATCATTAGTGCCGAAATATTTTTCAGCACCTTCAGTGTTACCATTAAGTAACCAACTATTGCTTACTGGAGGAGGTGTTGAACCGCCACCGCCAGAGAATCCGAAAAATGTATTACCTTGCATCTTAATTACCAGTTATGATTGTTACTACTCCTGCTGTTGCATCAATTGTTAACCCATTAATAGGAAAATTATATCCTAAATTAAGAGGTTTGTCAGCTACCAACGTAATAGCGTTAGAAGGTATTGCGCCTAAACTCATAACTCCTGTAACTGTAACTGTACCACTAACTAAAAGTAAAGATATGTTTAAAACGCCATCGTTTCCTGTAACGGTAACACTTTGTCCAGAAAGTGTGAATGTACCTATATTTTCTCTAAGCCCAAAAGTTGACATAATATCTGTTTTAAGCCTTAAATTTAGGAATTAAAACCTTAAAATTAACAACTTTATAGTTTACGAAAATGACAGTAAAAGAAAAATGAGATAACTAAGAAACTAAATCAGAAACGGTAATTTCTTTAGCATATTTTCCTTGATTAAAAAGATACACAGAGGGATAAAAATCATTAGTGCGAGTACAAATTCGAGCATCAATAGTTTGGTCTGTTGCTCCAATTTCTAAAGCTTTTTTAGATAGAGTGTTTTTAAGGAATCCTCCTACTAGCATCAATTCCATTGAATTAAGCGTTAGTAAATCTCCCAACTTAATATCTTTTATAATTTCTTTTTCATTCATTACTGTCACTAGTAAAGAATTACCTAAAAAATCTTTTTTTAAAGATAATTTTACTCTAACTTTTTCTTTTTCTATTGAAAAATCGTTACAAACCTTTTTTAAGGCATCTTGAATTTTTGAAATAATTTCTTCTTGGCTCATTGCTGTTATTTTTTTTGTTTTCGCAAATTTACAAAAATAAAATTACAAATACAAACCTAAGATTTTTTAGCAGCTACTAAAGCTTCTATTTCTTTTAGTGAATAAGAAAACTCGAATGGTTGTTTGGCTGAAATTATTCCTTTTTTCCAAGTAAGATTTCCTTTTAATGTAACTTTTATAGCTTCTTTATTATTAAAGAAATTTCCTAAGTTAGATAAGCTTTGGGTTAATAAAGAATTAAGGCTTACGTCAACTTTTAAAGGGATTATGTTATAATCCTGAGCCTTTATAGCAATAGAGTCTTCGCTACGAATAACACCAACTCTTTGGTCATTAATTAAAATATCATAGTCTTGATTAGTAACAGTAGCTGAAATATTACTATTATTTTTAAACTGAGTAATAAGTTCAAACGAAACTTTGCCTCCTGATATGTTTAGATTTTTAGCACCTAATACTTTAAACGCTCCTGTTTTTAATTTTTGGATTTGAGAAATCAAATATCCAACGCCTGTTAATGCTCCTGCACCAACAACTCCCAATGTTATTTTTAACCACGTTTTCATCTTATATTAATTTTGTTTTTTTGATTATTAAAAAATATATTCCAACTATTGATGCTCCTATTATGAAATTTTTCAAAGTAAAATAATCAGAAATCTTTTTATTACCACTTATTCCCACAGAACCTAAAAGCTGTAATCTTGTTATAGGAATAAAGACTTTACCTTTATCATTTTCAAAATCAATTCCTTTTACAATAGTATTGTCATCCATCGTTTTGTCAAAAGGAGTGCCTTCAACGGTATCACCATTTTTAACAATAATTAAATCTTTACTTTCAATAGTAGACAAATCTTTTCCTAAGTATTTATATCTTAAAATTTCAGCCATTTTTTACCTCCAACCAATGAGATTTCCATAAGTAATTTGATTTTTAATTCCATAACCTAAAATTAATCCCCCGCCTATTAAAAGTGCATATTGAATGGGAATAAATTTTTTATAGTAAGCATAGACAGCTCCTGAACCTGCTAACAAAAAAGGTAAAAATGTCAGTAATTTATTTTCATTTAATGAATAAGACTTGTTGACAACTTCCGTATTACTTTTTTTTGGATTAACTAAATTTTCACCTGTCTCTTTTAAATAAGCTATTGGAATATCAATATCTGTTTGCGCTCCCTGTATAGGCATAGCTCCTTTAGGAAGTAGGTTAACCTTAACTAGAGGATTAGATTTCACGTTAGATGTATAGACATAGTAATTCCCTTCTATAACGTCTCCAATTTTCTTCTCATATTTACTCAAACCAACAACCCCTCCAACCGAAATGGTTGTTGAAAAAGGTTTTATGAATTTATATTTTTTTAGCATTTTTTATATTTTTAAATAAGATTCTTGTATTTTAAAAAATAAACCGTTCCGCCTATAACTAATAATCCAATAATTATATTTTTAGTTGTAAATATTGATGTAGATTTTTCTTTAGATAACACTATTTTTTTACCCGATTTAATATCATTTGAAGCAACACCTCTATTATCATCTTGAGATGAAAGATTTACATTATTATCAACTACAGAAGTATCATTAGAAACATCTAAAGACAAATAAGATTTATCAATAGATAACTTCTCTCCATCATAAACTAATGATAGTAGTTCTCCGCCACGTTCTTGTTGAGCGAAAACTTTTGCTCCTTTTAATATTTTTAATTGCCTAGTTCCTTTCTTTTCTCTTGGCTGAATAACTCCATCTACCATAGGCTTAACTTCACCGTAAACAGGAACTTGTGTTTCGTAATCTTTTATAAAAATATAATTTGTTTTCATTTCTTATTTTTTTAATATTAAACTAAAGAATCTAAAAGTCCATTTTTCCCACTTAATTTCTGGATGTATTCTCCAGTTCCTTTAGGAATAGCTGCTATAATATCATCAGTTGTTCCTTTCATTTTAGACACTTTTTTTGACACTTTATCATAAACGCCTCTATTGTATATTACGACTATTTTATCCAATCTAGGAATACCTTTTTCACTGTAAGAATCTAACAATTGACCTAAAATTAAAGCTCCACAAAAAACGTTAAATTCTGGAGAAAGCAAATCTTGTGTTGTTATAAAAGTAGAGCCAATGCTTTTCTGATTAGGTTTCAAATTATTTAATAACGAGTGCCTGCTTCCTAAATATTTTTTTAATATAGTATCTTCTTCCTTACTTAATCTTCCTGAACTTTTCTCAAAAACGATGGCATCCGAAGCTGCTGCATTTGAAACTTGTAAAAGTCCAGTGGCATATTTCGTTGCAGCATTAGGGTCTCCAGCACTCTCAATGAATATGAAACTATATAACAAATTCTCTGGAACATTCGATATTCGAGAAATATTTGATATAATTGAACCGAATTTAGGCTTAATTACATTATTTATTTTATTCAAGTTCTGCTCCGCTTGACTCGGAGTATAAAATGACTTTTGTGTGGCTGGTATTTTTATAGTTTGCATGTTTTATAATTAAAAAATCATCATTCTTTTTTCCTCTTCGATTAATTCTCGGTTTATTTTTTTGGTTGCTTCTCTTTTTGCTATTGATTCAGGTGATATTTTTTTACCCAATCTTATCTCGCTTTGTTTTCTTCTTGTTTCATCAGAAGCTTTTGTACCCTTTTTAGATTCACTCATTTTATATTTAGTCTCTTCGCTAATAATCCTTCCTTTTCCAGCTAAACTCAACTTAATTTTAGTTTCTGGACTTGTAATTTTTCCTTTTTTAGCCTTTGACATATTTTGTTTAGCTTCCTCAGTCCTCTTTTTCCCTAAATTAGATTGCCTTATTTTTTCTTTTACATCATCTGGAGTCTTTTTGCCAAACATATAATGTTTTTCTCCACTCCTAGAGTCACTTTGCTTTTTTCTTGTTTCGTCAGTAGCTTTTTTACCATAATTAGGATTATTTTTACCTTTATTGGCAATACTCAACTTCTTCCGTGTTTTTTTATTACATTTTTTACCAGTTAATGTTTTACTTATCTTAGCCTTTGTTTCATCTGAAATCTCTTTAGAGTCTCCTCCTCTAGTCAAATTTAATCCTTTAGGATTATCCTTTATAAATGATTTAAAAGCATTAATATGTTTTGTTTCTAATTTATTTAGAATGTCCCTAATCTCTTTTAAAGAGAATCCATCAACATTTATAGTTTCAACTATTTCAAATGAATGACAATCAACTCCATATTTACATAAAGAATTATATAATAATATTTGAGCTTTACAATTCTTTCTTTTGTATCTACTAAACCTATCATCAATATCAATTGATTGACCTATATAAACAGCTCCATTTTCAGACTCAACTTTATATATACCTACTTTTTTTGCCATTATCTTGTAAAAATAATTTTTCTATTTACTTTTGTTCTTGCAGATACTTCTCCACTTCCTTCTGCTGCCTTATATTGATAATAAACGAAATAACTAACGCCTCCTAAAACTATAAGAGAGCCTGTTATTAATAATGTGTATTTTAAATAAGAATTCATTGTTTTTTACTTTTTAAAACTAATATTTGCACTAATGTAGCTGATAAAAAAGCCGTTGCAAATGATATTACTTTTTCCTTATCAGATGTTTTTTCTTTCTCTTTTATTTTAAATAATTCGTAAATGAAATACCCAAAAATAGCAGAGGCTATTGACACTGTAATTATTTCACCTGTTTTATTTAAAATCACATTCCGCATCCACAAGCATTTGATTTAGGTTCTTTTGGATTGTAAGGATTTGTAGAACTTTTAATTGCTCTCTTATTTGAGTTTTCACTTGACTTTATGCTAGTGAAAATAATGTAAGAAGCAACAACTAGTCCTACTCCTATTAAAACTTGGTTCGTTGTCATGGTTTTGTTTTTAAAATTTAATTCTACTTAGCCTTTCCTTTTCTTCCGCCTAATGAACCACCACCACCAGTATCTAAGTAGTTGCTTTTTTCTTCTGAACATCCACAACCTCCATCAACTCCTGATGTTTTTTCAGATTTTTTTTGTTTTACTAACACTACTACTCCTGTTACTAATAAGCCTACGCCTAATACTGATAAAATTATTCCTGTTACTTTCATTTTTTTAGTTTTTAAAATTTAATTACTTTTTTATTTATTAAAATGTATCCTGTTATTCCTAAAGCTAAAACTCCAATTGATATTAAAACTATTGGTAATGCATCTATTTTTTTACTTACTAAATTTTTATATGTACTCTCTACGTATCCTCGTCCTGTTTCAAATTTATTTATTCTGTCAGACAATCCATTTGTACCACCATTAATTACTTTTGTTATTCTGGTAATTGTATCTAAATTATTTTTTTCATTAATAGGTTTACTTAAATCAAATTTATCTGCTAATGTATTTAAATTAGCTCTATTCCAAAACCAAATAGAAGCTAACAAGGAGTTTTTTAATTGTTCAGGAGTTGAATTTGTAGATAGTTTGCCACCTAATAAAGTTGGATTTTTTATAACATCAATTCCAAAAGCATCTTTAAAACCTTGATAATTCGATTTTCCTGTAATTTGTATAAGTCCACGCCCTTTATATTTTCGCCCATCACCATCAACGACAGGGGTATTTCCTAAATCAGTTCTAGTATCATAAGCATCTCCTGATGCTATTTCTTCCGTATACAATAATCCGCCACTTTCATGTCCTAGCTGACTTAAAAAAGCTATGATTCTTTCGTTTGTGTTAATCCCGTATTTTGGTAGATATTTGTTAAAGTAAGGCAACCAAATATCAGCAACTTTATCAGTTGCTCCAGTAAGTCTTTTTAAACTTTCTTTGGTTAAAGCCATTGTTTAAATAATTTGGTTTAAATTTACATAAAATACAATCCCGATTGAAGATTTTATCTTTAACCAAAACATAAGTAAATAATAAATAACTAAGCTAACTTTTTAAGATAATTATCAGCAAGAATCTCGTGACCTTCATTGTTTATATGTTGAAAATCTGACGCAAATAATTCTTTTTTATCAACCAATTTATCCAAATCAATAAAGACATCTACTTTTTTATTAGCCTTAATCCATTTGTCAAAATCAGAAATTAACTGCCTATGTTTATCCGTAGTGGCTGGATAAAATGATTTATTTGGAGGCGTAATAGCAACTACCAACGCTCCATTTTTTTTAGCAAGAGAATATATTTCATCTAAATTAGCCTCAGCTTTATCAATCCTTAAACTTGAAAATATATCGTTGCTTCCGCCAAGTGTCGAAATAACATCATATTTTGCTCCTGTTGCTAATTCTTTTTTTAATTCGCTAAGCATCCAATCAGTTTTTTCTCCCACTTTTGCTATTTTTTTTATTGTAGCATTTGGAAATTTATCTTGAATTTTTTCCACATATCCATTTGAATTTGCTGTAGTAGAATCGCCTATGAAAAGAAAACTTCCCTTAGATAAATCTTTTTTAGTGAGTTTTTTAATTGTAAAATAAGTAATAGCAGTAACTGCGATTGCAGAGACTAAAACAATACCACCTATTACGAATTTATTTTTCAATTAGTTTTTTGCTTTTGAATATAATGAAGTGAACTCAGTACCCTCGTCATCAGTAATATCTTTAGATTCTTTTTGAGAAATTTTATATAATACTTTTAATTCATCAAGAGTTGTTTTATTTTCTAAATTAGGGACATCTTTAAGTAAGGTTAAATCGTAACCAAAATAAGAATTCGATGGCTGATATTTTACCCCTTCATGGAAATCAGAAAAGCTTTTTATATCCTTATACTTTTCTCTCATTGCTAAAGTGTTTTTATCAACTTGAATACTAACATTACCATCTTTATTGAAATATCTATTCTTTATGAATTTATATCCATAATAACCTCCAACAATTACTGAAGGAACAAATACAATAAAAGCTATATTTTTTAAAACTCTAATTTTATCCATAACTAAGGTGCTATATTTGTTACATCTTTTAATTGTACATATGCTATTTTAGCTACTAATCTTCCTCCAGAAAGTTCATTGTACATAGCAGCTACTTTAATCCATCCTCCTACACTAGAATCATCTTTATATCTTGCGAAAAATTTAGCGTCTTTTTTAGCAGAGCCTAGCAAGTATTTTGTGCCTAATTCTGGATAACTATAAACATTTGCAATATTACCTTTAACCCATAATGGAGTATTTACTGAATATCCACTTCCTCCTGAATTAACTGTTCTGTTTTTTTTAGCATAATCTTTAGAATACAAATCCCATTGCGCTTGAGACTTAGCACCCCAAATCCCATCTACTTTTAATAATGGACTTGGTTTTTTTACTGTATTTACCCAATTCTGAAAAGCTTTAATATCATCAGAGCCTTGGGGAACATCAGTACTAAATGTAACAGACTTTATTGGAGTAGCATCTAAAGAAGGTACTCCATTAGCATCTTTTTCAACAGGAACAGCATCCGCTTCTTTAGGATGCTTTTTTCCATAATACCATAAAGCAATTCCTGCTCCTATTCCTAAAGTTGCAACTCCTGCAACTGTCCACAAAATTATTTTAGTTCCTTTTTCCATATTTTTAATATTATTTGTACATATTAGCCTTTGCTTTATTACAAGGTGCATTATAGGTTAAAGTATTTTTTCCGTTCCTATCATACCATCTGCAATAATCTTTTCCATCCTCGACACTATAAACCCATTTTTGGGTATTTTTAGTATCATTAGGAGGTGGCGTATTATCTTTTGAATTAGAAGAGTCTTTTGTTCCATCTACTCCTAAGTTGTAATTTTTCTTTTTATCTTTTAGCAAAAAATAAAACGCCATAATAGCAACTGAAAAACTTACCAAAGTTAATTTTTGATTTTTTGTCATTTTTTTAAATAATAAAATTTTTAATAGCTTGATTTGCGCCTTCAATATCCTTAACTAAATTTTCTCCATAATATTCTTTAACTTTTTTTGAATTAAAGTCTATTATTTTACCAGATTTATTTTTACCAAGGGACTTTGCGACTAAAACTAATCCATTTGGTAAGTTAGAACCCCAAACATCATTCTTTTTATCACTTGAGTTTATATAACCAAATTCTTTCCCTAAATTATCCTTCTTCCAATTTATTGTTTCATTGATTATAACTTTTCCGTCTTTTAAAACCTTGAACGGAACAATTCTATTAGCCCAATCTACACTACCTATTTCTAAATAAAGGTCATCTTCTTTTTTACTTTTCCAAAACTTATACCCTAAAAACGCAGATAATCCTAGAATAGATAAAGAGCCTATAGCTATTAACACTTTTGTTTTTGTTTCCATTATTTTACTTAATTAATATTTTAGAAGTTATATTTGCGGCTAATCCAAAAGCTATTGAACCCAACATGCTATATCCTACATATCCCCAAAAACCTTTGTTTTTTTTAAAGGCATATCCTAAACCTGCTAATAAACCTACAGATGAAGCTATCTGAGTTATGTTTGTTATCTTATCATAAGATAACGCACTTTTATCTACACTATTTGTTTTTTCTTCCATGTTTTTTAATTTTAGATTTGATATGTAATTCCTTTTTTCTTCCAATCTGAATTTATTCTATTTACTCTATAGCTTGTTATTCCAGCCCATTCAGCACCCAATTCTTTTCTAATGTATGGGAATAAATTCATTTCAGCGAGAGGTACTCCGAAACAATAGTCTTGTCTTTTACCAAATGCTCTAATCAATAAAGCAACATCTAAGTCGTTTTTCATTTTTTTAAGAGTCTTTTCGGCTGTATCATAATCATCACCTGCGCAAACTCTTATAGATGCATGAATTGTTTCAGCATCTTGTAAATATTGACTATCATTAAAAGATTGTTTTTGTCCTGATTTTATAAGCTTTGCTATTTCGTCAGAGACACTATTAGTTAATTCTTTATCTTTTTTATCTTCATCAGTTTTGTTAATCACTTTTTTATAAACAACATAACCAACAGTTATCAAAGTTCCAACTCCAATTATAGCTAAAACCCCCTTGCTCCAATCTGGCAAGCCCGAAAAAATTTTTATACCTTTATCTGAATTTGTCATATTTTTTTATTTTAAAATGTCTAATAAATTTTTCCAAACACTATTTCCTGAAACAGATTTTCCAGAATCTGATATTATTTTTTTACCCCCATCTTCATATTTACCTTTTAATAAAATATTATCATTTTTATTAAAAATAAACACTCTATCATTTCCATAAAACTGAACCTTATTAGCTCCATCATTAAATTTAAAAACTATAACACCTTCATTGTTTGGCTTTAAACCTAAATTATCCTGAAGGTCTAAAAAATTAGAATTTGCTTTTTTAGGATTAGGATATAAATATCTTCTAATAAGAAAAAAAGTCCCCGTAACTAAAGCTAAAGATGCTCCAACTATAATTAATCCTTTTTGATTTGAACTTAATGCCATGATTACTTTTTAATTAAATAAATACCTGTACCTAAACTAACTAATCCTAAACCTATTAAAACCCAGTTTAAATAACTTTTTTTATAAACTCTTTTTGCTTCAATAATTATTTCTGGTAAAGCAGCGTCTTTTGATTCAGTTAAACGAAAATCTAAATTTGAACCAAGCATAGGAACTACTTTTACCGTTTGTCTTTCTGTGCCTACATAAGTAGCAGTAACATAATCGCCTAATTTAACATCGAGAGAATACTTTCCGTTAGCGTCAGTTGAAGTTCCTTTTGGAGGATTAACTAGTTTACCTGCACTATCAGATACAAAAACATTTGCTCCGATAATTACATCACCATTAGAATCAGTTATTTTACCAGTTAATTTCACTATTAAATCTTTTTATAATTTTTACCCATGTATTCTTTTCTGTATGTAGCTCCATCAACATTAACTTCATAAGGCACTGACCAGAAACTAAAAGTTTTACCTAATTTACTTTCTATTTCAGATAAAGTTAATTCTGATTTAATTTCTCCACCTTTTTCCATTTTAGGATTACGAGCATCTTCAATTGGAATGTTTTTCTCATATGAATTACTTCTTCTCTCTTTTAATTCATATAATTTTTCAAACTCTTCTTCACTTAAAGACTTATTACTAAATCCTTTTCCGTATTTTTCTTCTAGTGTTTTTTTATAATCATTGAATTTTTTATCTTCTGATACATAAGAACCTAAATCTCCACCTTTTTCAAACTCTTCTTTAGAATATTTTTCTTCATATTCTTTTTTTAATTCTTCCCAAGAGGCTTTCCATTTTGTAGGTATCGCCTCTTTAGTATAATGACGAGAACTACTTGGTTTTTTAGAACCTACTACAAAATTAGAGCCTTTGTAGTATTCCATATGCTCAGTTCCTTTTTTATCTCCATTAACATCAATACCATAAGTTATAAAACTATCTCCATCAATGTGTCCTTCTAAAATATCTGTTTTAGGATTATGATTTTTATGAGAGTTAAATTTTAATTTTTCAAATTTCACAATTTCACCACCTTTTTTATATTGTCCTTTTTCAACATGAGACTCTAATACTCTTTTTGTATGTGGAGTTAACTCTGAATAATTTTTATCTTTTTGAACAGTTCTTGAATGACCTAAATTATTTTCAATTCTATCGTTATCCAAAAGTTCACTATGGTCTAATAAGAAATGACTTCTTTGAGATTCATTCCATCCATTCCAAACCTCCTCAGTACTATGTCCCTCATATTTATTTTCAAAAGAAACTTCTCCTCCATCTTCAAAACTAGCTGACTTACTTTCTTTTTCATATCTTGCCATAGTATCAGAAATAGGTTTAACTAATTTTCCGTCAACTAATCCGCACCAATGCTCCATGAAAGTATTTAAAACCTCTCTACCTTTTTTACCTTTTACATCTTTTTCAAAAGACTTATTATGAGTATAAACAGTATTAGCTCTTTTAACTAAGTAAACAGAAATTTCATCTACTAAGTTTTTATACTTTTCATCTAAAGCTTCTTTTTCTGATTTAGATAAAGATTCCCATTTAGAAAATTCATCTTTTAATGTTATTTCAGCAGCAGTTTCAGCAATAGGCTCAGCGATTACATAAGGCATTAAAACAGTTTCATCTTCGATTTCTCTTAATTTAACTTTTCCACCTTTAGCAAATTCTTCAACTTCTCCGCCTTCTTCCATGTAACCTATAGCAATAGTTCCGTTATTAGTTTTAGACATTTGGCTCTGATTAGCTACAAATTCATTTTCTTTACGGTATCCATCTAATTGTTTTACTTTATAGCTTTCCCATCCTTTTTCTTCGCTCCAAGGTTCTAAAATCTCAACTTTAGACCACTTTTGTTGACTAGGTTTTTTACCAACAATATATTTTTTATCAATACCCAAATATTTATCAATTTCTTCTTTATCATTTCTTATACTATCCGTGCTTGAATTTCTAGGGTCTGAATGATATTGATAAACATAAACTACATCACCTTTTTTATACTTAAAATTAGAGTCATTTTTAAACTCATAACTTCCATTATTTAAGTTATCTAAAACTTGTTTTTCAGTTATTCTTGTTCCTGATAATTCTCCATTACGATAAGCATCAAAAGCAAAGTTATCTTGATTATATTTTAAAACAATATCTTCAGCAGGGAATTTACCCATCTCAGGCATATGAATTTTAATTTCAGAACCATCTTTAGGTAAATCAGCAGAAGTATATTTTTTTAAATCACCACCTTTAGCTAATTTTTTAGTACGATTATCGTCTTTTCTATTTTCTCTATTTTCGTAGTACACAGAACCGCTTTCAGAAATTCTTTTTCCTCCATGTAATGCCTTAATATTTTTATCTTGAGCAATAGCTTTTTTAGTTCTATTAACACGAGTTTTTTTAGTTGATTTAGTACGGTCTATTTTGCCACCTTTAGCAAACTTATTAGACTTTACATATTCATAAGTATCTGATATTTCAACAACCTCTTGACTAGTCAAATCAGTTATGCCATTTTCATGAGCAAAATCATTAACAAAGTTGGGGCTAACATCGTCAGTTTCTACTTTATTTTTAATAAGTAAAGCTTTTACCTTATCTACTTTTTTATTTTTAACTTCTCCACCTTTAGCGAATTTCATTCCTTCTAAATAAACCTTACCATCTTGAGCAAATACATTATGAGAAAGGTCTCCAAATTTCTTTGCACCTTTAGTTAATTTATCTTCTACATCTTTGTCTAATTCTTCATCAAAGAATCCAACTCCATGTCCTGCTTGAGTGTACCAAATATCTCTACCAATTGTTCCGTAGTCTAAGCCACTTTCTTCGATAGCTTCTTTATTATCAACAATATATTGCTTAGCCATTTTTTCAATAGCCTCATTAGCCTTAGAATCAAAATCAGAAATACTATAGTTAGAATCTAACTCTACTTCATCTTCATCATATCCTGTAAATAAAATAGCTTCTTTATATCCATTAGATAATTCTTTAATGTCAGAATCATTTACCTCTCCGCCTTTATCATATTCTTCTACATTAGCATATTTAGCATTTAATACTATCTTCACTTTTGAAGGTAAAAAATTATATGCTTTTCCAACTAATGTTTCTTGAGTTCTTGGCGTAATTTCAGGAGTAAAGTTCTCTTTTAAAAATTCTGCTTTTTTAGCGTTATCTAATTTTTTCCAAACTAACTCTCCTTTACCAACAAATCCACCTTTAGCTAATTTATCAACATTATCAGATGACACATGAGAATTATCTTTAAGCCAAACGACTAAAGCATTAGATAAATCTTTTTTACCTGCAATAAATAGAATTTCTTTTGATTCATTAAATTTTCCTATTACTTTAGAACTATCAATTTCTTTTAGTTCATATAAGTTACCGTTTTTAACTCCCTCGAATTTTCCACTATCAATTAATTTATCATAATCATTTCCTGTAAATCTCATAGAACTATCAATAGAGCCTCCTTTTTCAAAACGCTCTCCTTTTTTTGCTCTTGTTGAAAAATCTGACCTCTCAACTCTATTCTCCATATACAAATCCGTTCTTTTTCCATCATAAAAGTCTTGAATTTCCTTTTTAGTTGGAACTCTATTTGAATTCGTGATTCTCCATCCTTTACGTTTTGCTTGTCTTAAACCATCAGAACGCTTGTCCGTATTATAATCACGACCTTTTATAATTCTTTTTTTTGGAGCAGCTTTTTTTGCCATTTTGAAAATATTTTTAATATATGGTTAACCTATGAATAATATCAAATCAGTGCTTAAAATTAGGCATTAATTTGATTTGATTAAGGAATTTATAATTAACGATTAACTGAGTAAACTAAATCTTAATCGACTTACCACTTTTAAAGTTTTTCAACCAATCTGGTTTAACTGAAGGTCTATCATCGTAACGAACTTCTAAAGTGTCTTCACTTATAGTATTCAAATCTTCAACTTTAGTTTCGATTTGATTATATACATTTAATTTTTCAGATAATAAATCAGACATATCAATCTCATCAAAATAAAGAACCATTTTAACTGTTGAATTAGGAGCAATGGTATACTGACTAATTATCATTTGGTTATTTAAGATAAGTTCTTTTGGCTCAAATGGTATATCACATATTGAACCTTGATAGTTATTCGCATCTCTATACTCTGTTGGTATCTTTGGAGTATTGCAAAAATTACCGTTAGCATCTCTTTTTAAAATATCCAAAGGAACTGACAATTGATTAGAATTATCAACTATCAATCTCATTTGCCTTGCTCTTTTAGGTATATTTTGAAGTTCACGAACAAATTGATTGTAATTTGTACTTCCTGTTATATAAAATGTTGGAGACGTAGCTGATACTAATACAGATAAATTATCAGAAGCTGTGTTTGAAATATACATTGAATTATCAATTATATTATAAGAAATACCAACAGGAGAAGAACCTACCAATATAGGTGAACCTATAATAGAATTAGAGCTACAATCCATAATTGATACGCTATCTGAACCTGACGTACAAATATACATATAATTTAAATCTTGAAAATAACATATAGCATATGGCAACACTGGTACTGATATTGTATCTACTACTGAAACTAATGTACAACTTATTACTATTACATTATCAGAACCAGAACAGCATGCATACATAGATTTATTAACTGAGTTATATGCAATTGATTTAGGATTTGAGATAGCTGGAATAGTTGTAATAATATTATTTGTATTACAATTTAAAACTGAAATATTATCAGACCCAAAATTACATATATACATAAAATTATTATCTGGGTCAAATGCTATATCTCCTGTGTTGTAAAAAAATCCAGATGAGGGAATTGTGATAAATGAATTATTTACACAATTTATAATATAAATAAAGTTCCCCCCTTGATTTGGCACATACATACTGTTATTTATAGAATTATAGCATATACCATATGGGGTCAAAACATTTATAGTATTTGTAATTAAATTTGACGAACAATCTATTACTGAAATACTATCAGACCCATAATTACAACAATACATACAATTATTCAAAGAGCTATATGCTATATCAGTTGGGGTAGTTCCTACATTAATAATACTTATAACTGCATTTGTTAAACATGTTATAACGGATACAGTATTATCTCCTGAATTACATACATATATACAGTTGTTAATGGGATTATAAGCAATAGCGTCTGGAAATGAACCAACTGATATATTTCCATTTAATATGGTAGGATTTGATATAGCACTAGGTATGGTCTGAATAGGAACTTGATTATACCCATTAAATAAGTCAACAGTATAAGGAGATGTAGTTGGATTAACTATGTTAAACTCAACCGCATACCACATTTTATTTTTTGGATAGCCGTAATAATTAGATTTTTCAATAATATCCATGTTTTAAGTTCTAAAATGTAAAGAGGTAAATTTAATGAAAAATGATTAATCATTTGAATTTTTATAATTAACTGTAAAATGAGTAAGGTTTTTATTAAAAATAAATCTATTGGGAATCAATCAATTAAGAATAAAAAGCGTTAATTATTAAAATATATTTGTGTATGTAAAATAAAGTGCGTACATTTGATAAAGAATTACAAACAAACTTAAAATTAACAATTTAAAAAACGGTCAAATGAAAACTTTAAAATCAATTTTCGCAACATTATTATTCGCAGCATTATTAACTTCTTGTTCTAAAAAAGAATTAAAACCATATGTTGCAACAGGAGAAGTAACTTATAAGGTAACAAGTACAAATAACGAAAATAAATTAGAACCTAAACACGTTGTTTATGGATACGAAAATGTAATTAAAGATACAGTTGTTATTGGTGACTTTGAAATTAAATTAAAAGTACCAGCTTGCAATAATTCAAATGAAAGAAAGAAAATTTTTATTAGCTGTGAAACCACAAATAATTCAGATTTCAAAATTGAGTTTAATCAGTTTTTAGAATTTGCAAACAATAAGTTAAATTTCAGTTTATCTAACTCAGGAAGCTGCTCTTCAAACAAAAGAAGTATTTCTGATTATTTTTATGTAAATGCTGAATAATCTAAAAAAAATATTAAAACAAAAAAAATCCTAGCTATATAGTTAGGATTTTTTTTATTTTAGAATATCATCATTCTTTTTTCTTCTAATATAAGTCTTTTAGTAGCTTCTCTTTTTGCAATAGTCTCGGGACTAATCTTCACTCCTTTATGAGAATCCGACATTTTTTTTCTTTCCTCATCAGTTCGTTTTTTACCTTTATTAGCTAACGATATTTTTATTTTAGCTTCTTCAGGCATTAGTTTTATTTTTTTAATACGAATGAATTTCCCATTAACATCTCTATAAAAATCATCTTTATTACTTTTTATTTGTAACAATCCGTTAATCATTTTTTGAATATTTTTAATCTTCTTATCTTTCTCTGCTTTTATTTTTATTTCTAACCTATCAAATTCTTTTTTATCTGCTTTTATTTTTCTTTCCAACTTATAAACTTCTTTTTTATTTGCCTTTGCTTCTTGTTTTTCAATATATTCAGGAGTTAATCTTTTAGCAGCATAGAAATCTTTCATTTTTTGAATTGTTTCTGGAGATTTAGGCTTTCCTTTTAAAGGGTTAGGCTTGTCTTTATATCTATTTCTCATCGCCTCCTTTTGTTCTTCAGTTCTTTTTTTACCTCTTATAGCATCTGCATTATTCTTCTTATGCGCATCACTCCTTGGAGGCTTTGGTTTTCTCAGTTTTTCTTTTTGCTCCTCTGTTCTTTTACTACCTGTATTTATAATTCTCATTTTCTCAATGCTTTCTGGACTCATTGGAATACCTTTATTCCAAGGAATTTGACCTTTATGAGAATCGCTTTGTTTTTTTCTAGTTTCATCTGAAATTTTAATCTTAACGTTACCCCCTATTTTTAAATTCAATCCGCTTTCAGAATTAAAAGAATCATAAGTTTGCATATACTCACACTCTAAGTCATTCAACTGCTCAATTTCACAAAGGCAAACTATTTCAAATATGTGATTTTCTAATCCATATTTTAAAATTGACCTATGAAGCAATAATTGACCTTTACATTTTACATTTCTATAAGACTCCATTCTTCGTCTTATATCACGACTCTGACCAATATAAATTTTTCCACTTGGAGAAGTTATTTTGTAAATACCAATAGTATTTTTTGGAATAATTAAACTAGGATTAAAAACATCAAATTTCACAGGAAATTCTCTAGTTTCTAATTCAGCTTTATTTGTTTTGGGAGTCATCATAAAAAAGGTCAGTTTTTATAACTGACCAAATTACGAATAATATTTTTAATAACCAAATTTATTTTTAAAATGTCACTGAACTTGTTTTTACAAAACAATTATTTATTTCGCCACGAGAGTATCTATCAATGAAATCGTTTATTATTTTATAGCGTTTTCTATTCTCAGGAGTATCTGCATTTTTAAATACTTTCAAGAAAGCATAATGAGCTTCTATTTCGCTGTAACCTAGTGAAAAATAAACCATGAGCGCATTAATATCACTTGCCACCTCGTCCTGAATCGCACGTCCAGAGCGGTTGTTGAGAAATTTATGCGCAAATTCATGCAATAAAATTACCATCCTCATAGGAATACTGTAAGTCAAAAAATCTGATTTACTAACTTCAATAATCCCTGAATCATGACCAATACGAGCTGGAGTTCCTACGAAATTTCCAGTTCGCTTATCTCTAATTTTATCGAAATAATGTATTCTAAATTTACCGTTATCTGATTCGTAAATACTTGGAATAACTTTTCCGTCAATTATTGTATCGGCAGAAAGTACACTTGCGTTTTCACAGAATTGTTGACAGAATTTAATAAATGAAATAGTATCCTGCGTCATAAACATAGGACATGCCTTAAGAGCCTCTGGATAAACGTTACATTTAAAAGTAGGGTCGTCATTACCAATTCTTATACCATTTGGTTGATTGGCACTAGCAACATTATAAACAAAAAGCTCAGTCTCCACTGGAGATTTAGGCATTTTAACTTCTAACTTAGCTTTTCCATTTACCGTATGGAATCTATCTCCATATACAGTATCTGGCTTGTTTTTATCTCTAGCTATAATTCTTATTCGCTGAGGACTAGATGTTACTATCTCAGTAACAATAGTAAGAGGACGCTTATCTGTATTTAAAAGAGCTACCAAGATATATTTTTTTAATTACTTAATGAATTTCAATAATCCGTAAATAGCAAAAGCTCCAACGGAAACTAATAGAACATTTTTAGTTGTAAAATATTCTTTTGGATTTTCCCAAATACCTTTAGCGGTATTCTTAGCCTTGGAAACTACGTCACCAGTGCTTGCTTTAATATCAGTTATTAAATCAGTCAACTCTTCCTTTTCTTCTTTACTAGGCTCTAATTCTTTTATAGATTCTTTTGTTTTTTCAACAACATCCTTAACTGCATCCGCTATAGGACTTTCAGAAACATTATTATATTTCATGTAATCAACCTGAGTTTTATAATCAACCTCACTTTGAACTATATAAATCATTTTATTAAGAAGTCTTTGCTTTTTTATGGCTTCATTGATAGCTTTTTTGTCTTTAGACTTTATAGCATCCATAACATTTAATGAAACTGATTCTCTTGAGTCAATTAAATTTTTAAGCTCTTCTTTTGCTTCTTTTAAAGGTCTTTTTTTATCAAACATACCTAAATCTTTTTTTACAGTAGTTATAATATTTCCAGCATCAAAATTCAATAACGATGCATCCACATTTGAGTTATTTGTTAAATCTATTACCATGTTTACTTTTTTCTAAAAACAAAATAAGCAGTCAATCCAAGTGCCAAAACCGCAAATGTAGCAACGCCAGCAATTAATAAAGTATTATTACCAGACTCTTTAGTTGGAGCTGAAGGAACAGGTATATAAATAGGGGAATTAGCAGATGCCTGAGCTTTAGCTTTAGAAACTTCTAAACATTTCCTATAAGCGTCCCAATTTGCTCTATTAGTGAAATTTTCAGTAAATAAAGGTCTAACACATCCATCTGAACTTCTATTATACTGGCTGGAAGCCAACACATTACCAGCTTGATTAATTAGCGTATTAAAAGCTTGAGAGCCTTGCGTTATAAGTTCTTTTTCGTTATCTGTAATATTTGAATATTTTTCAGACAATGTTTCGTCTAATAATTCGCTATTTGATAAATCAGAGTTCATGTTTTTAACTTTTTAATTTTTTATAAAAATAATTAATTTAATAACTGTTTTTAACTTTTTATTATTTACTTTTATGATAGTAATGTTTATTTTTTAATAAATTTATAAGTAATCATACCAGCTATAGCTAAAATAAAAACACTCGTTCCTATCCAAAAGTATGTTTTATTTATTCCGAATATTTTATTATAATTATCAATCTCTTCGTTTATTTTTAATAAATCACTCCTATCAGAAGGAATGTTTGATGTTGGCAAATTATCGCCTTTAGGTATATCGCCATAATCCTCTCCTCCATTTTTAGCTGCAAAACTTTTAAGTAAGCCTCCTATCGCACCAAATGCTGCTGCCGCAGAGCCTGTTGCCGTTGCCGCTATTTTAGTTGCAGATGTAGGCTCTGGAACTGCCAATAATACTCCAGAAGCAACGCCTAATAAAGATGCTGATGTAATAACTATATTTCCAGCAGTATCAGCTTTTTGTCCAGATATATTACTATATCCATTAAATCCTGATTTTCTTTTAGAATACTTTTCAACTAAATCTTTAAATAATTCAGGTTTATTCTTACCGTTACTTACAGCTTGGTCAAATTTTTCTTTTTCACCTCCCCATAACCACCATTTTTGTTTTATCTCATTATACTCATTTCCTTTTCCTTCTCTAACTAATGACATTGCTTTTGCCATCCCAACAATATTTGTATTTAATACAGCCAATACAGAGCCTCTCATTGCTATAAAAGCAGGATTATATTTGTTAAGAGCATGTAATCCAACACCTCCTCCTAATTTATCTCCTATTTTATCTTTTACTTCTTTATATAAATCTTCTGTACTCTTTAAGGCATCTTTTGATGTTTCTTTTATATTTTTACCAGCATCTGAAAACTGGTCTTTAATACTTTTTCCTGCATCAGAAGTTGTGTCTTTTATATTTTTAATAGCATCATCTTTAGCTTTATCCGCTTCATTCTTTAAATTTTGAGCAATCTCTGAAGCACTTAATGTACGAACATCCTGAACAGCATTAGATATACTTTTTCCTGCATCTTGTACCGTATCCTTAATTTTATCGAAAAATTTACCCATAATTTATTTTTTTATAAATACAAAATAAGCAGTCAACCCTATAGATAAAACTGCCACTGATATTAAAATATTTTTAGTATTAAAGTATGATTTTAGTGTTCTTTTTCCTAAACCATTAATTGTATTATTTGGTGCATTAACATCTTCGTTTATAGTTTCTTTTATTTTGTCAAAAATTTTATTTTGTTCATTTTTTTCTTCAACATCTTTTTCGACTATAACCTTATCAGAAACAACATTTTGTTTAACTGAATTAATAGGCACTCTTTTATAAATACCTTTTTGAACATAATTTAATAAAGTATCTTTTTTATTATTAAGCTCATTTAATTTTTCTTTTAACGCATTTATAATAACTTGCACACTTCTTCTTTGTGCTGCGAACAAAGGTATATCTGGCATTCCTGTTAATTTTGATTCAAAACTAGAGATTTGAGATTTAACATCTTTTATTTCTTGTTGAACTAAATTAATATCTTTTAAATATGGATTTGAATTTTGCTTTATGTTTATAAAGTTTGAAAATTCAGAATCTAACATTTCTATATTGCCCAAAGATTGTTCTATGTTTTTCATGTTATCTATTTTTTAAATATTTTATTAAAAAGAATAACCCAGTCAAACCAACTAATGAAGAAGATAAAATAATAATATTTTTAGTACTAAATGTTTTCTTAGATGAACTATCTGGTAAATCACTAAACATGTTTTCTGATTGACCTGATGATTCATTTTTAACACCAGTATTTACAGGTAAATCTTTATTATTATTTGATGTATTTCTATTATTTGATTTAGCATCTTCTAATTTAGACTTCAAAATAATTATATTAATTTCGATATTATTTCTAGTTGGTTTTAATGCCGTTATATTTGGAGTATTTTTTAATACATATTCTAAATTAGAAATTTGCTTTTCTAATTCAGATATTTCTCCAGAAGCATTACTAAAGCATTCATCTAAGTTTGCTGAATTCATTAATGAATTATCTAAATTTTCCATTTTCTATTTTTTAATGAATTTTAAATAAATAAAAGCAGATGCTAAAAATAAAGCACTAACATATACGTATTTAGCCTTAACTCCAAAAATCATTTTCTCTGACTCACTCTCTCTTTTAGAATCTTCAGTATCAGAAAAACCTCCTCCTGAACCGCCTCCAAAATAAGGAGTTGCGTACTGTGTATTCTGAGCGACTGAATTTTCCTGCACATTTAAAGGTGCTTCTATTGGATTCTTAGCTGCCTCAGATACTACGGCAATAGTTTTAGGAGCTATAGCTACAGACGCTCTAGGCAATGAAGAATATTTTACAGGTATTCTAGGTTTGCTTACAGTGTTTCCTGTTGAGTCAGGCGCATTCATAGTAGTATTATCAAAAGCATCCATACTACTAAACGATTCATCTAAAATAGATTGATTGTTTATTGATTGGTCTAAATTTCCCATGTTATTTTTTTGCTTTTTTAATTAATAAATAAGTCCCTACAGATAAAGCTATTCCTCCTAAGATAATAGAGCTAATTAAAATCCAGTTTGTTTTTTTTAAATCACGCTGTTGCTCTCTCTCTTGTTCTTTCTTAACTTGCTCTTCTTTGTCTAAAACATCTTGCTTTCCAATATTTTTATTTTGCAAAATAGTTGCACCTAATGTTGCAAGTGATGCTATTAAATTTTTATTAGAATCATCATTTATCCATTCTTTAAAAGTTTTTTTACTTCCACTTTTAATATACTTAGCTTTAGATGAATCAGATGCTAACCAGTCATTAAATGATTTTTTAGAGCCGCTTTTTTTGTATTCATCAATAAGTAATTCATAATCATCTGGAGTATCCTTATAAACTAAATCTCCAGTGGCATTTGAAAAATTATCACAAACACTACAGTCTAACATCTCAGTTCCATAAAAATCAAAATTATTTTTAACATTACTCTTCATCTTTATTTAATTTTAAGTTTAATTTAGAAAAATTTTTAAATTCAGTTTTTAAATCAGAAGACTCTCCTATTTTATAAGCTACGTATCCACCTATTATAGAGCCAATTATACCATATGTTATTATTTTATTTCTAAAATACCAACCTATTATTGCACCACCAAAAAAACCTACAACAGCTCCTGTTTTAAAATATTGAGCGTTTTTTTGCTTATTTAAACCATAAGTGCCATTATTAATCTGTTCAATATTTTTTTCAATATCCATTTTTAATCAAAAATTTATTATATTAAATAATGGTTTCTTTTATTTCTGATAAAGGCTGAACTACTCCAGTAGAATAAGTAAATCCGCTAATTAAAACACTGTTTTTATTTTTATATAATTCATTAATATCTAAATTATGATAGAATTGATTCTCTAATAACTCTGAATTAAGTAAGTCCAACATATTAAATAATATTTGAATTATTTACAACAGGGGCAGATGCTTGAATATTTGGATTTAATGCTGGTACTGGAGAAGGAGTTTGTGCTTGAAAATTATTTTGAGGCATATTCGGTACAGATGGAGGGATAGCTCCACCATTTTCAAAACTCATATCTTTACTCTTTTTATACCAATCTAATCCAAAATAAATAATAGCCGCTACTGCTATACCTCCTAATATATATTTAGCAATTTTAATATTCCTTTCTCTCTTTCCAGAAACTGTATCTTTTGTAAGAACAACCTGTTTATTGCCTGTTTTAGAAGATGCAGATTTTGTTTTTATTTGCTCCATCATATCAGACTTGATTGATGACTTTATTTTACTGTTACCTAAAGTTGACTTTAATAGAGATGCATATTTTTCAGCTATTGAATCAATAGCTTGCTTCCAATTTTTATTTTTCTCTGGCGTAACTCCATTTTGCTGTGCAATTAAGAAGCTAATACCTTTATTTAAAAGGGAATTAGAGTTAATGTTCCCAAGTATTTTATCAACTAGTTGTTCGTAACTATCTGTTTTATCAGCTTTTACTCCAGTTTTATTAAGCAATGCAATAACTTCATCAGTAGAATCAATTACTAAATCAGAAACTTCATTTATCCATAAGTCAAAAGTTAATTCTACATCTTTAGAATTAACCCCTCCCATGAAATTTGACATAAAATTATGATTAACGTATCTCATTTTTTACTTTTTTGCTATAATTAATAATGCTGCAATGGCTACAATTGCTAAAGTTGGCATAATATATTTATCCATTCCTTCTTGACTAGAAACCGTTTTTTTATTGTCAGAATTAATTTCTTTACTTTCAATTTTATTTTCAATAGAATCACCTTCTATATTTGATTTTTTGCAACTACAATCTCCGTTGCAATTACTTTTTTTTTCTTCTTTTTTATTTTTACAACCACATCCACCATCACAATTACTTACATTTTCAGGAATTAAAGTAGCAACTGCAACTTCTGTATTTACAGAATCCATAATCAATCTTCTATAAGGCGTATCAATATTAGCTAAATCAGCCAACGCTAACTCTCTATACTTGTAAGTTACAACCTCCATTTTATCAGCTAAATCTTTTAAGCTTGTTGCTTGAGGCACTCCATATTTAGTTAAAAATTGACTTGCAGCTTTAGGATTTTCAACGGCTACATATTGTTCAATTGAAATTCTCATTTTCTTATGATTTAATGTTTAAAAAAAAGAGCAAGGTTATAGCATTAAACTATTCGCCTTGCTCTTTTAACTAGGATTTTAATTATGCTCTGTTAGCAGAGATTAAAACTGGCGTACCAGCTACAGCTAAGTTAGGCATTGCATAATTTTGTAAAGAAGGACGACCATTTAACTGACCAGCGATATTCACCTTACTAGAAGGGAAGAACGCCATAGTAATAGTTGCACTTGCTAATACAGGGAAGGAAATAGAAGTGTTACCATCAAGTTTTAACGCTTGAGTAACATCCATGATTCC